ACGATGAAGAGCGCCTTGTCGCCGGTACCAACGGTGTCGGCTCCACTCTCACAAACATCTTCTCCAAGAAGTTTCGGGTCCGCACTGCCGACCGAAAGAACGCATACCAGCAGACGTTTCACAACAACATGCGTGAGCGTTCCGAGGCAAAGGTAGTCAAGTGGAAGGAGGGATTCACCGAGATCCAGTTCGAGCCGGACGTCTCTCGATTCGGAATGGAGCGCATTGATGAGGACCATGTGTCCATCATGCGAAAGAGGTGCGTTGACCTCGCGGCTTGCAATCCGCGACTCAGGATCTCATTCAACGGCGAGGACTTCAGCTTTCCATCCTTCAAGGACTACTGCCTCCTCTATTCCGACTCGGTCATCTACGAAGAGGTAGGCCGGTGGAAGGTCGGAATCCTGCCTTCCGAGGGATCCTTCACGCAGGTCTCATTCGTCAACTCAGTAGAGACGAAGGACGGCGGCACTCACGTGGACTCGGTCGCAGCAGGAATCATTGAATGGCTCCGTGAGAAGGTGAAGAAGAAGCACAAGGTGGACCTGAAGCCTTCCGAGCTTCGCAATCACTTCTTCTTCCTTGTGCAGTCTGACATCGTCAACCCGGCATTCTCCTCACAGACGAAGGAGAAGCTGATCACGGATTCCAAGGAGTTCGGTTCCAAGTTCGAGGCATCTGACAAGACACTCAAGACTGTCCTCGCAAGTGAAGTCGTCCAGCGAATCCTCGATTGGGCACAGCAGAAGGCCCTTGCTGAGGAACGCAAGCAGCTTCGTGAGCTCAACAAGAACCTCGCAAAGGGCAAGGTCCTAAAGCTCATCGATGCGAAGGCCCGATTTGATCGGGACAAGTGCACTCTCAGCCTCTTCGAGGGAGATTCGGCATCCAGCGCCTTCCGAAAGTACCGTGACCCAATGACCCAGGGTGCCTTCCCGCTCCGTGGCAAGTTCATCAACGTCACCGAGCTTCCCAACACCCGAGTCATCCAGAACCAGGAGGTGAAGGACCTCCTCACTGCGATCGGACTGAAGATGGGAGAGGAGCCCAAGGAGCTCCGCTACGGTAAGATTCTCATCTACTCTGACGCAGATCCTGACGGTGACTCCATTGCTGGACTCCTGATGAACTTCTTCGGTCGATACTGGCCGGAACTCTTCGACCAGGGTCGGATCTGCCGGGTGATGACTCCCCTCGTGGTCGCGAAGAAGGGCACTGATACCCTCTCCTTCTACACCAATGCCGAGTTCGAGGAGTGGATGGGAAAGGTGAGGGACCCGAAGAAGTGGGACATCGCCTACAAGAAGGGGCTCGCCGCACTGGAGGATGCCGAGTACAAGGAGATCATCCAGAACCCGAAGATGTTCTCCATTGCCGGTGGCAAGGAGTTGAAGACGACCCTGGACACCTGGTTCGCTGGTGACTCTGCTCCTCGAAAGGCAAAGATTATGGGTGGTGAAGAGGAAGCTGAATCGGGGGAATAGTTACTCCCATGAAATCCGATAAGCTGATCCGTTCACTCATCAGAGAGATGTGTAAGAAACCTGAGTACTGGGGTAGGGGTGGAGCAGGAATCATGTTCCGCTGTCCAGAGGACGACACTGTCCTCCTTCTCCTCCGTGCTGACTGGGTTGATCAGGGCGGAACTTGGGGGATCCCTGGTGGTGGTGTCGAGGAAGGATGGTTCGAGACTCCTATCGAGGATCCCATCTCAGACCCGTCTATCTTCCAAAATGCGGCTTTCCGTGAGGCTGTTGAGGAGTGCGGATCTCTTCCCCCAGGATTCTCATCCTCACAGGTGACAGGAAAGACAGTCTACGAGGACTGCGGTTTTCAGTACGTCACTCTCATTGCAGACATCACTCTAGCCCAGAAAGAAGGGTGGGAACTGGTGTCTAATGATGGTGAGACAGACGACTTCCAGTGGATTCCAATGTCGAAGCTGAGATCTGGTGCAAGCGTGATGGGAAGGCGTCTCCACTTCGGTGTCGAGTATACGCTGTCAAGAATGTAAACAAATAGTTGTTCTTCCTGGCTGCCTGTGGTATAATGATTCAGGAGGTCATATTGGAAGAGACCCAACAGGTTCCAGTCCGTCCTGTCGAGGACTTCTTCGACAACGAGTACAAGGGTTACGCGATCTACACGATTGAGAATCGTGCAATCCCATCTGTAATCGACGGATTCAAACCCTCCCAAAGAAAGATTGCCTACGCGGCAAGCAGGCTTTGGAAGACCGGCAACGAGAAGCCGATGAAGGTCTTTCAGCTCGGTGGCCAGGCCGCGGCCATGTCGTTCTTCCATCACGGATCATTGGACGGCACCATCATCGGCATGACGCAGGAATTCAAGAACTCCATGCCCATCTTCCAGGGCATTGGCCAGTTCGGATCTCTCCGCTCCCCGATCGCAGGTGCGCCTCGATACATCGGTGTGAAATTCAACGAGAACTTCAGGCTCCTCTACAAGGACTTCGAGCTAGTCACGCCGCAGTATGAGGAGGGGGAGGAGATCGAGCCTCGCTTCTTCCTGCCCATCATTCCTACCGTCCTCCTCAATGGAGGCTCAGGAATCGCAGTCGGTTTCGCGACCAACATCCTCAATCGCCATCCACTCGACCTCATCGACGCGTGCATGTCAGTCCTTGACGGAAAGGACATCAAGGCACTTCGTCCATGGATTCATGGCTTCTGGGGCGATGTCGAGCCTGTAGTCGGTTCACCTCGAAGCTGGGTCCTCCGTGGAAAGTACGAGGTCAAGAACACTTCGACAGTCGAGGTCACGGAGATTCCGCCATCCTTCACGTACGAGAAGTATGAAGCTCACCTCGATGCATTGGTTGAGAAGGGTGTGCTTGCTTCCTACGATGACCACTCCTCTGATCGAATCAACTACGTCCTCAAGTTTCCACGAGCCACTCTTGCTGAGTATCAAAAGAAGGATCGTCTCGGCGACCTCCTGAAGATGCGTGAGCAGGAGGGTGAGAACCTCACGACACTCGATGAGCACGGTAGGCTTCGTGTGTTTGAGACCTCGGAGGACATCGTCAGGTACTTCGTAGACCTCCGTCTCAGCTACTATGAGAAGAGGAAGGCTCGACTCCTGAAGGACCTCACCGAGGAACTTGATATCCTTACAGCAAGGATGCAGTTCATTGATGCGGTGATTCGCGGTCGCATTGTGGTGGCAAATGAGAAGAAGCCTGACCTCCTAAAGTCCATCGAAGCCGAAGGAATTCCCAAGGTGGACGGATCCCATGACTTCCTCCTCAGCATGCCCATCTGGTCCCTCACCTTCGAGAAGTTCGTAGAGCTCCAGAAGAAGGTCGAACAGAAGCGAAAGGAAAAGGAGAAGGTTGAGAAGACTAAGCCAGCCGACTTCTACCGGCAGGACCTCAAGGACCTCCGCTCTCAGGTAGAGAAGAGCCATGCTCGGTGATGTCCTCTACACGAGGAAGGATGGCAAGGTGTACCGTGAAGGTGACCTCCTGCGACTTGAGCATGATGCCGACTTTGCGGAGTGGAATGACCTCTGGCAGGAGAAACATGGCCTGCTGGTTGGTACAATAGTCTATCCGGGGCTGCCACCGCAGGAGGACATCCTCGCAGAGGTGCTAGTTGACGGAAGGAAGATCCCGTTCGAGTGGGAAGACATCGAGATCTTCAATGAAGAAGGGTGACCTCGTTCGACTCGTCAATAATTTTCAACTCCCACATTTCCTCAACGAGGACATCGGAAAGGTTGGACTGGTAACGAATGATCCAAAGGGCGGGTGGACGATCGTCCTCGTAGAAGGAGTGTTCCAAGTGCAACCGGTCAAGAACTTGGAGCCCATCAATGCGCAGGACTGAACACATTCGTATTGCCTTCTTCAAAGGCGACCGCCATGAGTGGCACCACCGTTTCATCCGTTGGTGGACCCGAAGCCCATACTCCCATGCCGAGATTGTCCTCGATGGTGAGACTTGGGTCTCCATCTCTCCATTCCTTTTCACACGAGTTGCTGCCCGCGTGAGGACTCAAGTTCCTTCCGACGACTGGGACTACCTCAACTTTAGCGTCACACCAGAAGAGATGCATGCTCTCAAGGACTTCATCTCCGAGACGACCGGTGACGGCTACGACTGGACGGGCATGCTCCTGTCTCAGGTCCTCCCGTTCATTGTGAAGGGCAAGGGCCGGTGGTACTGTTCCTCGTGGATCGCCCACGCGCTGAGCCACGCAGGCATCGTGAAGTGGAAGAAGCTCGGCATCTATGAGCTTCCTGACCTCCACCCAGGCAAGCTCTACAGTATCCTCAGTCAGGTTGCCGACCTCCCGAAGGAAGACACCAGTGACACCCAGTTGAATCACCCCTGATGGTAAGGTATATCCATATCATCACCCACCAATGAAACCAGAGAGCTTCCTGTGAACATGGTTGACCATTCAGATTCCAATCCTAATCCTTCCCTGAACATGGACCTCCGCAATCTGGACTGCATGGATCTCCTAACGTCCCTTCCTGAAGAGAGTGTGGACGTCATCATCGCCGATCCACCTTACTTCGAGATCATCGGAAATGACTGGGACAACCAGTGGAAGAGTGAGTCAGAGTACATGGCATGGTGCGATGCATGGGTCAGACAGTGCTCGGCTGTTCTAAAGCCTGGTGGTGCCATGTACATCTGGGGAACCACCAAGACGGACACCTTCCTGCGTTTCAAGCTCAACGTGATGAGCTCAGTCCCAAAGTTGGAGTACCGAAACTGGATCGTCTGGTCCTATGACTGGGGAGGACGCACAAAGAAGACCTGGCCTCGAAAGCACGAGGATTGCCTCATGTACTCTAAGGGCAATGAGATGAGGTGGTATCCCGAGAACGTTGAGGTGCCTCGAAAGGTGACCAAGAACATCCGCACCGGAGAGGACTTTGGACGTGGGAAGGTTCCCACAGATGTCTGGCAGAAGAACAACCACACTACCAGTCGAGAGTACTGTGGGTGGCATCCGACCCAGAAGCCTGTCGCTCTTCTAGAGAGGATGGTTCTAGCTCATACAGCACCTGGTGACCTTGTACTTGATCCATTCTCAGGAGCTGGTTCAACAGCGATTGCTGCCCTTAAAAATGGCCGACGATTCGTCGGCTGTGAGAAGGACGTAGGATACTACAACAAGTCGCTGGATCGAATTAGGGATCTTGTTGAACATCCCTAGTCTCATCCTTAATTTAAAAATGTTCTTGTTGAGGAGTCTCAGTGATAGAGATTCTGTACCCTGTAGGAACTCTGGTAAGGTTCAAGATCGTAGGTGGTGAACTTTATGCCATCATCGTTAAATCAGAACTTGACTGGCGTGGACAGAGCGACTATGACGTCTTCGTACCCAGCACCGGTGGTATCTCTTACGGTTGGAAGGGAGCCGAACTCTTTGAAGTCAAAGCTCCCTAAGCCTGGGACCTTAGTCGAGGTGAAAAGTGGTCATCTCGGCAATGACCTCGTCACTCTCGGCTTCACGGATGACAGAGAAGAGGAAATCAAGATACCCATCGGCACTCATGCCCTTGTCGTCGGTGAGTGGACAAGACCCTGGGACAAGGATGAGCCAATGCCACTCATCTCCTGTGAGTACGGTGTGGGGTGGCTCTTTCCGGATGAGATCAAGGTGATTGATGCAAAGATTTAAAGAAGGTGACCTTGTAAGACGCAGAGTCTTTGATGACTACATAGGTGATTGGTTGCTTGTTGAGAATGAGATGTGGGTCTTTCTGCGGATCTGTGATGACCATTGTGATAGGTCATACGGGGAATTCTTGAATCCCTTGGGTGAGATTGTCAAGACACCTCAGGTATACTTCGTGGACGAGAAGGAAACCAAGATACTTCATGGTAAGCAGTCACTTCGAAATGATAGTTATGGTGCATGAAGACCAACGTCCTAACAGAAGAAGCAATCAGGACCCTAGTACAAAGGGAGCTTGACCCAACAGTTCCTGGCCCACCTGTATCTTTGGGCGGTGGGTTGTCGGAAGGTTTGCAATATCACGTTGAGATGGGGCTCCCGCTCCGTGAGACAATATTCAGGTTTGGGTCTGACTCACACCTCGACATGATCCGAGAGGCAAGGTCCCTCTGGCGGAGGGGTCACCTCAGTGTGGACTCGGATGACAAGTTTATCCTTGAGACCAACCTCGGTGAGTGGGGAGAATACCAGGGCAGGATGGTCCCACTTGACCTTCCTTTCGAGCACTGGGAGGATCCTGTTCCTGGCCCGGTCACAGAGGCCGAGTACAAGGGTCGAAAGGTTGACCTCAACAAGCCGATGCGTGGCGGAGGCAAGGCAAAGTTCTCTGTGTATGTGAAGAACGACAAGGGAAACGTTGTCAAGGTCGGTTTCGGACAGCCTGGTGTCAAGATCAAGACTCAAAGTCCTGCAAGGAGAAAGTCATTCCTTGCACGCCACAATTGCGACACACCTGGTCCTCGTTGGAAGGCAAGGTGGTGGTCATGCAACCTTCATAGATACAAGAAGCAGCTTGGCCTTAAATTCAAGGGACGATGGTAAGGCCCTTCAACGACGAGATTCTCACCAAGTCCGAATTCATCAGAGAGTTCTCAGGATCTCTCAATGAGTCGGAACTTACCTGGCATCGAGACGAGCGTGATAGGACTGTGACAGTGATTGAAGGCAGGGGCTGGAAGTTTCAATTTGAGAATTCGCTACCGGTCGAACTGAATCCCGGTGACAAGTTCCACATTCCAAAGGATTCGTGGCATCGCCTGATCCTTGGCAAAGGTGGTCTCATGCTCTTCATATCTGAGGGATCAGGCTCGGAAAACTCAGACAAAATTGCAGGCAGATAGTACTTCTCCTTGGTGCTGGGTACAGTATCAAACAACAAGGAGATTCTGTTGTCAAGAGTGTGGAGCGATCCTTCAATCCTAAAGGCAATTCCGAACCCCTCATCTCAGGGGTACGAAGTAAAGATCAAGTCACCCGAGGTCACGTTCCTTGGAGTCAAGGACCAGCCTGACTTTGCTGACCTCTTCATTACGGTGTACCCGAATGGAAAGGTAGTTGAGCTAAAGTCTCTGAAGTACTACCTCCAGCAGTTTCGTGAGAAGATTATCTCGTATGAGCGTCTCATCAACGTCATCTACGATGACCTGATGGCCGTGTATGAGCCTGATCGCCTCCGAATCGTCATGGTCTTCAACCCAAGGGGTGGCATCAGTTCAAAGCTGACCATCGATTCAGACTGGAAGGCTCGCGGTGGTGAGGAAAAGTACAAGGATTGGGTCGGACTTGGGGAGGAGTGGTAAGATGAAGAACTACCTGTTCACATCCGAATCCGTCGGTGAAGGACATCCAGACAAGATCTGTGACCAGATCTCAGACGCCATCCTTGATGAGTACATTGCACAGTACCCGCAGTCTCGTGTGGCATGCGAAACCCTCGTCAAGACCGGCCTCGTAGTCGTTGCCGGTGAAATTACGGCACCTGCCGAGGTCAAGGTCGATATTCCGAAGATTGTGAGACGGACAATCAACGAGATCGGCTTCGACCACTCCGACAAGGGCTTCGACGGCAACACATGTTCCGTCATGGTGGCTCTCGAAGAGCAGAGTCCCGACATTGCGCAAGGCGTGAATGAAGGAAGTGGCCTCTTTGCCGAGCAAGGAGCCGGTGACCAGGGCATGATGTTCGGTTATGCCGTAAACGAGACTCCAGAACTCATGCCGGCGACCATTCAGTACTCACATGACCTCATGCGTGAGCTCTCGAGGCTCAGAAAGAAGGATCCTGAGTGGTCCTGGGTTCGACCGGACAGCAAGGCGCAGGTTACAATTCAGTACAAGGACGGTAAGCCTCGTCGAATTGACACGGTTGTCCTTTCGACCCAGCACGCTCCTCGTGAGCATGAGAAAATCCACGCTCAAGTGGTAGAAAACCTCATCAAGAGGGTCCTTCCTGAGGACATGTTGGATCGAGAGACACGTTTCTTCATAAATCCGACAGGAAAGTTCGTTATCGGCGGACCCATGGGAGACTCCGGCCTCACAGGACGCAAGATCATCGTGGACACCTACGGTGGTCATGGTGCGCATGGTGGAGGAGCCTTCTCAGGCAAGGATCCGAGCAAGGTTGACCGCTCTGCAGCCTACATGGGACGATACATTGCAAAGAATCTCGTTGCTGCTGGAGCTTGTGATCGAGCCCTCGTTCAGCTTTCATACGCAATCGGTGTTGCTGAGCCTGTGAGCGTTATGGTCGACACATTTGGCACCGGAAACGCAAGCGATGAGAAGATTGCGAAGTGTGTGAGGGACATTTTCCCTCTCAAGCCCAAGGGTCTCATCAGGCACCTCAAACTCACTGAACAGAAGTACCTTCCAACAGCGGCATATGGTCACTTCGGAAGAACCGGCTTCTCTTGGGAGGAGACGAACATGGTAGACACAATCAAGCGATTCCTGGAGATCTAATGAAGTTCATGAATACCGGCCTGGAGCTGTTCTCTGGCCTACAAAGCAAGGTGAAGGACGATTCTGAGAAGACGACTGCTTGGGGACGAAAGGAAATTGAGCTGGCTCAGAATGAGATGCCTGGTCTCATGTCAGTTCGCAATCGATTCAAGGATGAGAAGCCCCTGAGTGGGGCTCGGGTCATGGGATCCTTGCACATGACCATCCAGACCGCTGTCCTGATTGAGACTCTCAAGGACCTCGGAGCGGATGTGCAGTGGGTGAGCTGCAATATCTTCTCGACGCAGGATCACGCTGCTTCTGCGATTGCTGCAACCGACACTCGAGTGTTTGCATGGGCAGGTGAGACGCTTGAGGAGTACTGGTGGTGTACCCTCCAGGCACTTGTGTGGCCCGATGGCTCAGGTCCTACTCTTCTTCTTGATGATGGTGGCGACGCAACCCTTCTGGTTCATCTCGGTTACCAGCATGAGAAGAATGGCACTCTACCAGATCCGGCAGCGGCATCATCTGAGGAGGAGGCAGTCATCTTCCAGCTCATCCGTGACGTTCGCAAGGAGAAGGGCAACAACTTTTGGACTCCGCTCGCTTCGAACATCAAGGGAGTTTCCGAGGAGACGACCACCGGTGTTCACCGCCTCTATGAGATGCGAGATGCAGGAACTCTCCTGTTCCCGGCGATCAATGTCAACGATTCGGTAACCAAGTCGAAGTTTGACAACCTCTACGGATGTCGTCACTCTCTTGTGGACGCTATCAATCGATCTACAGACGTACTGATCTCTGGAAAGAGGGTACTTGTCTGTGGCTACGGTGATGTTGGCAAGGGATCAGTCGATTCTTTCCGAGGCCAGTACGCTCGAGTCGCAGTCACAGAGATCGATCCAATCTGTGCGCTTCAGGCCTGCATGATGGGCCTTGAGGTTACCACTGTCGAGGATGCGCTTCCTCACACCGACATCTTTGTCACTGCGACTGGCAACAAGAACATCATCACAGCCGAACACATGTCCCAGATGAAGGACGGTGCCATTGTCTGCAATATCGGTCACTTTGACAATGAGATCGACATGGCAGGCCTCGAGAAGATGCGTCGCGATCGATTGGTGACAAAGACCGAGGTGAAGTCAGGTGTCCATGAGTGGGAGTTCAGCAGCACAGGTCGAAAGATTCTCATCCTTGCTGAGGGCCGACTCGTGAATCTCGGATGCGCAACCGGTCACCCGAGCCTGGTGATGAGCAACAGTTTCACAAACCAGGTGCTTGCACAGATCGATCTTCATAAGTTCTCTGATCTTTACGGTCACAATCGAATCAAGCTTCCTGACCTCAACGTCAGCGTTGTCACTCTTCCGAAGCACCTTGATGAGATGGTCGCTCGACTTCACCTGGACAAGTTCGGAGCAAAGCTCACGAAGCTCACCGATTCTCAGGCAAATTACATCGGAGTCGATGTAAACGGTCCATACAAGAGTGACAATTACAGGTACTGAGGGACTATGAAGATCGAGATTGGTGACCTTGTCAAGGTTGAACCCTGGGACTGTGAGGGCATTGAGCCCCCATGGGGATGGACATATTCTGGTAACATGGTTGGCATGACATCACGAGAGGTCAGGTCTGGACTTCGAAAGAAGATCTCACCAGGGTCAAATGGGCTTGTGATAGACAGAAGTCCACACAGCGAGGAAGACAATGATCCTCACTGTGTGCTGGTTGTGGATGGTAAGAAGCTCAATGTGCCTTCGAGGTTCATTCACAAAATTGAAAGCTGAATCTTTCAAATTGCTGGGCTGACAGTACTATAAAACATGAGTACTGTCAGCCCAGGCCAGCTTCGGACGTGGGGAAAGAAGTACTTCCAACTTACTCCACCGAACGAGGGATTCGAGTACTTCATCGTACTTTGGAAGTGTGGAGTCGGAGGATGGACAGTGAGATTCAGGGGCGGAAGGATCGAGGAGATGAGGGAGGACGTGATAAGGAGTCTCACGGTCATTCTCGACTCGGAGTCTTCGTTGTCGATACCCTTATCAAGGCAGCTTTCATCTGGTTCTTCCACCTGATCTTCTCAGCGATAAGGATACAACTCGGAATATGAGAATTGTCACACCCGGAACTCTGATGCGAACCAGGGCGCAGACTCTATTTGACCCATTGGATCCGAGCTCCGATAATGAGACATTCATCTCCAAGGGGACTGACCTTCTCGTTATCAGTGTCTGGTCAAAGACGCTCACCAATGTCACATCCATGAATTGGGTTGAGGTCCTCTGGGAAGGTCGCACAGGTTTCGTGCATTCTTCTGATCTCGAGACTATCGATGTCAGCACAACGTAACCTCCCCACAGGCCAGACCTATCGAGTTGTTGACAACTGGTGCCTACAGAAAGATTATCACTGCGTACTTCTGAGGATATGTCCACCAGGAACTCTTAGTTGGCCTGACGTGGATGCCAACAATCTCTGGCACTTTGAGATATGGGATGGAAGTTCCAGACTGTATCTCAATACAGCAAGTTACACCCTTCTTCCTCTTGAACAAACCGAAAGCGAATCTTAGAATCGAACACTGGAGAAACAATGAAGTTCCACAAGTCCGGTAATGTTTGGTCGCTGGCTCCTGATTCCCGTATGGACGTCCGCGATAAGCTGCCTCCCGGTAACTTCACGGTGTGCAAGCACCCCCTAACTGGCGAGTACTATCTCGAGGAGAGCGAGCCTTTCTTCCTACCTCCGAAACTCTACGGAAAGACTGAGCGTTACGGTCGGCGGATCCTCGACACCTTCTGGGACCGCACACCTGGGACTCAGGTGGGTGTCTTTCTCAGTGGCCTGAAGGGTTCCGGCAAGACCCTCCTCGCGAAGTACGTTGCGGTGAAGTCTGGACTGCCTGTCATCATTGTCAACACTCCCTTCTCTGACGAGCGCTTCATGCGCACCATCCAGGGAATCGAGCAGGAGGCGGTGGTGGTCTTCGACGAGTTCGAGAAGCTCTATGACGAGGACGCCCAGGAGTCCATCCTCACTCTCTTTGACGGTGTCTACACTGCCCAGAACAAGGTGATGGTCATCACCTGCAATGACCGCTACAAGGTGAAGGGCTTCTTCCACAACCGACCGAGCCGTCTCCGTTACGCGATCTCCTATGACCGACTCGATATTGCTTTCATCAAGGAGTACTGCGAGGACAAGCTCAATGACTGCGAGAAGTACCTCGAGAAGATCACCACCCTCTCTGCTCTCTGTGACGACTTCAACTTCGATATGCTACAGGTCCTCGTGGACGAGCTCAATCGATACGGTGGAGAGTTTGATGACGCCATCGAGGTCCTCAATGTGAAGCCCATCGGTGGGAATGGAGGGGTAACCTGGGTCCCGACTGTCACCACACCGAAGGAGAAGGGACGCAAGTGGAAGTCTGTCCACAAGCAGGTCGACACTTCACCCCTCTTCATGGTCGCCAATGAAAGGTACGACAACCAGATCAGCCTGCGAATTGAGGAGATCGGAGTCGCGAAGAAGGCGAGCGACGATGACGGTGACGAGTGGGCCGAGAGCGATGAGCGCCTCTACCTCGAGCTACGGCAGGAGCACCTCTTCCAGGTCGATCCCAACACCGGTACCTACACATTCCGTGTTGAGGACTACGAAACCGAGTTTGAGGTGGTCTTCACTGAGGTCCGTAAGGGTGGTGGAATGAGCTCCTACAACTTTGGCCGAGAGGATTTCTGAGATGGAGCAGGACCAGAAGGTAGAGAATCTTGTGACTTGGTTCTTCCTGTTTGCAGGATTCATGAGCATTCTTGCTTGGGGAGCAATGACACGAGAGTTCGAGGAAAGGTGTGAAAATTCGTGCCTTCCGAAAGGATCGATCACTCCTATTTACAACTTTGAACATGCCTGTTTCTGCGATGAAGGTCATGGAAAGTGGCGCAAGGAAGATGTTCGGTAACTTCTCATACGAACTGCTTCGTATCCTCGAGAGGATATGGAAAAGAAAATAAAAGACTTCTTCTTCGGGATTGAAGTAGGCGACCTCGTACTAGTTGAAACAGGCCCTAGACACTACAAGGGTCATTACGGCATGGTCATTGGAAGGGACATCATTGATGGTTCCAGTGAAGACCTCATAAAGGATCCTGAGCCGAACATTACCGTAATGTGTCGAGAAGAGAGCGTCAACCTCTGGCCTGGCTGGGTAACCAAAGTGTCTTGAGATCTCAATACAATCTCATTGAGACTTTTACACTTGAACGGAGTTGCAATGGAAGAGAAAAAGAAGGAAAGTGTCGATCATCCGTCACATTATCGAAAGGACACTGGTTTCGAGGTTATCGATGTCATTGAGGCATGGGGATTGGATTTCTGTCTTGGGAATGCCGTGAAGTACATTGCAAGACAGGGTCGAAAGGGGACTGACACAGCAGGCGAGGACCTGCGCAAGGCAATGTGGTACATTGACCGCTACATTAAGCAGGTCAATCAAGAAAAGCCCAAGGGGTGAGAGATGCGTACCAAGTGGTTCCGTGACGAAACGGATGGGAACAGTTACCGAGTGAACTACTTTACCCACAGGAACGGTAGAATCATGGAGCAATGGGTTTCCATGAGTGGTGAGAAATGGTACATGGAACCAGGCGTTACGCAGGAAACAGTTCTACTTGGGCACAAATTAAAGCAATGCGATCCAATCCCAGGACTTCTTTGTCCTGACCTTGACCTCGATTGGAATAGTTAAGATTGCGCTGTAGGACGTAATCTATAAAGGTTACCAAAGGCCCACAGCGTGTAAACTACGAGGTGAGCTTTGGATCCAGTTGTAGAGAATCACGGAGAGGGAACTGACGTTACTGTTCCTGCTCCAGTAGAAATTGTCCCCCAAGTTAATGAGGCGGCGACA